TTTATTGGCCTGTGAGCGGTTAAGTAGAATCTGTTATGGATTTGAACTATCTCAAGATTATGCTGCAATAGTTATCAAAAGGTGGGTAGATTTAACTGGCGGCGATCCGGTTTGTGTTTCGACCGGCCTATAAAAACGTGTTTGTGTCTTTTTCTATGACAATCCTTGCAAAGAGTAACACCATTGGAAATTTCATATCTCAAGTCTGGATATTCGGCAAATGGTTTAATGTGATGGGGATGAAGTTCGACTTTTCCGACGCCTTTACCTCCCCTTATGCCGCAGTCTTGACAGGTGTAATCGTCACGCTCAAAAACTGCCTTTCGCCAGTCGTAGTATTCCTTTTTGCCCCTGGCAATATCATTTTGATGGGATTTATAAACGTGGTCTTTGTACTTGGTCTTTTGCGCCATTTTTGCTTGCTCGGTCGTGGTAGGATTGGCGATTTTTACGCATCTACTGGAGCAATACTTTCTATCTTTGGCCTTTGTGGTATACAGAGACATATCCTTGTCGCAAATCGGACACTTGGTTTTTATGGCAAGGCAATCTTGGCATACTCTGGAAACATTAGCCGGTTTAGATGTTTTGTATCTATGCCCACAAATTTTACATTTTTTACCTATACGCCTTGTATCGGCTTTTCTTCTGGTCGTACATGCCACGCAAGTGGGATTCTTGGGAGTTTGGCCCGTTCTCGTTATGGTTGGAGTTGGCTTACCGCAATCTGGACAGGGGATTTTATTCGCCTCGTGGCAATCCCAACAAATAGCATTATCTGTATAAACCCCACAAACGATACACAATCTGTCTACACGTCCCATCTTGACTCCAAAATAAAACTCCCCCGCAGGCTAGGCGCTGTTGTCGAGGCAGCAACCCAAAAAGCCTTTGGGGGAGTTGATACAATTATAGCTTATATTAAGTTAAATAAAAAACGCGCCCGATTGGATGTTACTGCCTCGACAAGAGATATTATAGCACGGGTGAGTTATATTTACAACTTACAGTGTTTCCAGGACGCAACCGGCCTCACCCCCACCCTTGTAAGCGGGTAGGGATTGCACGCAACAGTTTGCACAAATGGCAAAAAACAAAACAGAGCAACGAGAAATAGAATACCGGAGACAATGCGTCAAAGATACCTGGATTAAATTAGGTGTTTTTGGCGTTACCCAGGAGCAAATTACTAAAGCTCTGGCTGATGATTATCAGATTGATGTTGACCGGTCTACCATTAGCCGTGACCTGGCAGCTGTCAAAAATGCAATGCAAGAGCGCACGCCGGAGGACCTGAAAGCCTACCTAATGGCCGAGTATGAATACCTACTTGGCGAGGCAAGGCAAGGATGGACCAGAAGCCAAGAAGATGCCGTTACCGAAACCTCAGAAATGATTGAAGTCCCCGAAGTTGGTAAGGACAAAGAAGGCAAGCCGATACAGGTGACAAGCCAGAGACTTAAGGCATCAACCAAGCGTATTGGGCAAGCGGGCGACTCGTCGTTTTTGGCAGAGATACGGCAAACAACTAAATCAATTAGAGAAATGTTTGGGGTTGACGCAGCAACAAAGCAACAAAACCTTAACATAGACCTATCGCAATTATCAGATGCTCAATTACAACGTATCGCAGCAGGTGAAGACCCGCTTTACGTCATCGCTACAACTGAGGGCGGCGGCTGAATTAGAGCGGCGGCGGCGGCAGGAGACAAAGCAACCTCCTGCCGACTGGCGCGACTGGTTGCCCCTGCTATTTCCTAATATGTTTTATCATCCCTTCGCTGCTCGCCATGACGAATTTTGGGGCCATATTGAAACGATTCATCCCGGCATTAAGCCGTCGGCCTTTTTTGCTGTTTGGGCCAGAGGTGGCGGCAAAACCACCAACGCAGAGGCGGCGGCGGTTTATCTGGGGGCCAGAGAGCGGCGTAAGTTTTGTCTCTATACCCGCTCCACTCAGGATAAGGCCAACGAGTCGGTGATGAACATCGCCGCGATGTTGGAGAGCAAACGACTGGCCGAATACTATCCACAGATGGCCGAGCGAAAACTTGGTAAATATGGTAATAGCAAGGGCTGGCGGGTTAACACTTTGCGCTGCGCCAATGGTTTTAACGTGGTAGCCCTGGGCTACGATGCGGCTGTACGCGGGATAAAGATTGAGGAATACCGGCCTGATATAATCATTATAGATGATGTTGATTCTAAGGATGACACCTACGATTCCACTCAAAAGAAAATTAGAACTTTGACCCGCGATATTCTTCCTGCCGGCTCAACTGATTGCGCTGTTATTGGTATTCAAAACCTGGTGCATCATAAAAGTATCTTTACTCAAATTGCAGAGAAACGGGCCGAGTTTCTTTATGACAGAATCGTGAGTGGGCCTTACAAGGCGATTGACGGACTGGAATACGAAAGAGACACAGAGGGTAAGTATCACATCGTCGGCGGCGTAGCAACCTGGATGGGTCAGGACATCTCTACCTGTGAGGCTCAAATAAACGAGTGGGGTGTAATAGCCTTCCTGGAAGAAGCGCAAAACCTGGTCAAGAGGCGTACCGGGCGCATCTATCACGCCTTTACTGATGCCAATATCGGCCCGGATAGCCGCGATCTTGACTACTCCAAAGTATCCGGTTTTTATCATTCCCACGACTTCGGCGCGGTCAATCACGTCTGGGGATTATGGGCAAAAATCGGCAAGCAGTATTTTCTCATTCACGAAGAGAAGCTACCGGAAGGCACAACCGAGGCCAGAGCCAGGAGAATTAAAGAAGTATGGCGTAAAACCGTGCAGTATCTGGTAGTAGAGGCACAAAAAGAACACCCCGGTATAGCCCTGGAAGAAGCTATTAAAATAGCGATGTCTAAAATTATCGCCGGGTGGGGCGGGGCCGGGGGCGAGAAGCAGTACCGGTTAGATTTCCAGGCCCACGGCGTCTCGATTCGCACTCCGCCGACAATGGTTAAATCTTCCGGGGATGAAATAGTAGAGAGCCAGGTAAGGCACGCTAATCGAATGTTTGAGAGTAAAGAGCTTATGATTTGTAGTAATATGGTCTATACTTTAGACCAATTGGACAATTGTGTTCGCGACGACAAGGGCGGAATACTGGACAAGGCCAGCTATCATTTTTTAGACGGCTGTATTCGCTATTTCTCGGCGGGGATTAGTACAAGCGGGTGGGTCAGATGACAATCGAAATTGCTCCAAAATATTTCCCTGTAATCAGACAAAACGGCAATCTATCAAAGCAGCCTCGTTTCAAGGAGATTCGTCCCCGTGACTTCTTCACCTCTCTTTTCAGATTTGTCAACACTGACATTCAGGATGAGCCGAATCGAGGCAACCGCGAACGGGATGCCTGGCTGCGGCGGATATGGAAACTCGAACCGTATCTGGCCGGAGTTATCAACTCGGTTGTGTCCATTGACAAAAATCGGGGATGGACTATTACCGGTGGGCGCAACCAGGTCCGCCGATTTGTTAGCCTACTCCATAATCGCTTTTATTTCGCCCCTGATCTATCAGGTTGGCGGATGAGTTTTGGTGGTTCGGCTCTGTCCTACTATACCGCCGATTTGGGCAGTGTGACCGAGTTGGGCCGGCAAGGACAGGGTGGGCCGCTTGATAGCCTCTATTTCGTTGATCCTGCCCGATGCAATCTGACCGGTAATTTTGATGCCCCGCTCAAATACAATCCTGATAGTAAAGGTAGTAATTATCAACCCTGGGGACGTAATGATTATTTCCGGGTCGTCTCCCTCCCGGATACCGATGAGGCTCTTTTTGGCCTGGGTTACTGTGCGGTCAGCCGGTGCATTGAGCTGGCTAAAATTATGATCGGTATTTACCAGTATGACAATGAGATGTTGCTCAACCGTGCCCCACGTGGGCTGCTCCTGCTGAAGGGCATTACTCAGAACCAATGGGAAGAAGCTATGTCTACCAGGAACGCCAAGCTAGACGGAGATGAGAGGAAATATTACGGCGCGGTTCACGTTCTGGCCACACTCGACCCAGGGGTAGAGATTGAGGCGCAGCTAACTTCCCTTTCTCAACTCCCCGCAGAATTTGACCAACAGACCTTTACTGACTTATTGATGTATGGCTATGCTCTGGCCTTCGGCTACGATCCGCGTGAATTTTGGCCGGTAAGCGCCGGCGCATTGGGTACGGCCACGGAGACTGAGGCGCAACACCGCAAAGCCGGCGGTAAGGGCGGCCTTGATTTCACCCTGGGTTTTGCCGAAAAACTCAATCATGAATTACCGGATACAGTTCAATTTGAATTTGAAGAGCGCGACCTTGACGGGGAATTGGCTAACGCGACGGTTGAACAGGCCAAAGCGGATGTCATTATGACTATGTACGAAAAAGGAGCCGGGATTATCACTCAGGAAGAAGCTCGTATTTTGGCGGCTGAAGATGGGCTGATTAACCAGGATTGGACACTTAACGAAGAGAATACAACTGCTACGGATACCGATGATGCCGATGTTACCCGGTCAGAACGGGTACAGCGGGCTATCTGGAAGTATCCTGATGAGCCGATTGTACGATATAAATTCAGCGTGACGGATGGCAAAGAGAGGCACGAGTACAAGACCTTGATTAAGCCGAATCGGAGCAAGCGGCGCTCGTTTATCGTCACCCGGTCTAGCAGGCCCGTCCACCGCCAGATTGAAGATGAATTGGCCGATTACCAACGCCAACTTGACGAACTGGCCCGGCAAGCCAGCGAGGGCGAGATTGACCAGGGTGAATTTAAAGATGCGCTGGAAGCATTGACCGTTGCTATCCTGGTGCTAGCGCTACTGCGTGGCACAGAAGGTACAAGCGAGGCAGAACAACTATTGATTGATGCGGCCTTGATGGTACTGGGTGGTGAAGGTTACGCTATCGGCCTGGAAACACTAACGGATCCGGCAATCCTGGAAGAGGCAATGCCGCCAGAGGCAGTAGAACTGCTGCAAACAGAGATTGAGTTGTCTCTGGCCTCGACATTGGCGGCTGATATTTTTGGTGGAGAATATGCCGATAACGCCGATGGATTGTTGAGCCGGCTGGCAATGTGGGGAACGACAGCGTTGGGGCTGTATAATTTCGGACAATTGGTGGGGCATCCTGAACAGGCATACATTTGGCGGCGGGGTGCTACCGTAGAACCGTGCGAGGACTGTCTTCGTCTTGACGGCCAGATTCATACGGGTTCCGAATGGATAGCAAGCGGCTGGCGGCCAAAAAGTTCACGGCTGGCCTGCTCGGGAAGACGGTGTCAATGTGGCACTTATCCAACAAATGAAGCGACAAGAGGGAGTTTTTAGGGTGAACGACACGCCTATAATCAATTTTGAGCCTAGCGGCAGCCGAGGTATGAAGGTTAAGACCGAAACCATTTTCATAGATTACCCGTTTCCCGTTAATAAACTCAGGGCTGAAGGATGGAAAGAAGTTAGGCGAATAAACGGTATCGTTATTATGATGAGGATAACTTATGAACCGGCGTGACTTCTTCAAATCATCTATCGGGGCCGCACTTGGCTTAACACTGCCAATCGAGATAAGCGCAGCCTTAACCATCGTTGATATTAAGATGTTGGATAGCTTTAAGGAAACGATGCAGTTCGGTAATACTCGAATAGTAGACGGGCAAGATATGATGGTTGTCTCAATTGATACCAGGGCCATCTGGCAACACGTCCGATTAGTTGATAGCGAAGGCCGGGAATGGACAACTGGTGACCAGGGTAAAACCTGGCGTTGCGGACTGATGGAATTTAGCGTGGAGATAGAATAGTTAATTTAAGGGGAGCAAAATGAAAATTATCAATCATCTAATATGGTTACTTCCTCCATTATTTCACGAATGGATTTTGGCTAAAACTGGATATAGGCTTGTAAAATTTATTACTGTTCAAATATATGCCAGATTTCGAGTTAAAAATACCAAGTTTATCTGGACAAAAGAATATCCATTAGATTTAAGCAATGAACATTAAACCATTGCCTCTCACCTGGTTTGTGGACCAACTCAAAGCCAATCAACCCTTTACTTTTGCCCGTTACGGTGACGGTGAATGGTTGACCATTCTCGGCTTTTATGGGATGCGCAACTCAAATGGCTGTACCTTTAGCAAGGAACTCGGCGACGACATGCGAGCCGTTCTCGGTCGCCAAAATCCCTACCATCACGCCATTCTAAAAATAGCCAGGCGGGAACGTGAAATACCTTACGGTGATAAGATGGTCCCCTATGGGGGGTCGGTTATAGAGCAGTGGCTCAAAGAAAATGATATTACTATGGACTGGTATGACGGTGATGTGTTGTTGGAAGAAAGCCTGCAGGGGGAATTGTTTCCGTTGATTGAGCAAATCCGGGAGCGGCGCGTCTTGTACATCGGCAATCATCGGCTGCGGGGATTGAATATGCGCGGGGCCGGTTTTTTCCCCTACCGTGCCTATATCGAGCCACCGCCACAAAATGCGCACCTGGTCAAAGGTGAACTTTTGGCAGGTATTTACAGGGCCATCCGTCAGTACAAAATAGACTTCATCGGCTGGTCGGCGGGGCTAGCAGGGAAGGTATTTATAGATGAGGTTTATATGAGATTCCCAGAGGTGACATCTTTGGATTTTGGCAGTTTATTTGATGGTTATTTTGCACCACTTGACCACATCAGGGCAATGGGGCGCAATGGCAGCCGGTCCTATATCCGCAAGGGGCAGCACGATTTTAAGACGCTGCTGTTGGCAAATACGGGTAAAGAAAAGGTAACGGTTTAATTTAGAAAGGGGAGCAAGGATGAAAAATATTAAAGGTCCAAGTGTTTTTACGGGAGAAGGCTTTTCGCGTCTAATCAATGCAACAGCCGAGACGGAGAGGGGGCCGATAATGAACGCCAATAAATTAGCCGACGGAATAGCCGACAATGCAGAAGTGGTCAAGAAACTTTATGACGGACTCAACGAATGGGCGGAAACGGTAGCCGGGGGGCTTTTCCCAATACTCGAAGCTATCACGCCGGTTTTTCAAGAAATGTATGATATTTTTTGGAAAGCGTATCTTGAGGCCGGCGCACCTTATGGCAAGGATGACGACGGTATGATGTTGTGGTATCACGAGATAAGTAGGGCTCGTCGTTTGAGACAGGAAGCCGATAGGATTTTAGCCTACCGTCGGATGTTAGCCGACTTTAGAAAGGTAATCAATGAACGCCAAACAACTCGCCGATAAATACGGCATGCTCTCTACTGGTGAGGTTGACCTGTTGCAGCGTTGCGTCAAGCTACTGCCGGCTTCTCCTGTCATTGTCAACATCGGGGCTAACATCGGCACGTCAACCTGTGCCATCCTGGAAGCCAATCTGGGGGCATTTGTGTTTTCGGTAGACCTCAAGCCCTGGCCGGAAGAAAAAGAGAATGTTACAGCCTGTGGCCTCGATCCCCGGCGGGTGGTTCGCTTGTTGGGCAATAGTGCAAAAATCGGAGTACATTTCCCCTATCAGCCGGATATGGTTTTTGTGGACGGCGGGCACGGTGATGGCGCAGTGAAGGGTGACATTGTGGCGTGGATACCGAAATGTAAGCACATCGCTTTATTCCACGATTACCACCATCCCCGCTATGCCACCAAACCCAACGCCCACCTCGACCAGATTGTAGATGAGGCAATGGCTGAATGGGAGCGAATTGGTGAGGCACGGTATTTAGTGGCGTTTATGAGGAGAGAACAATGATACCACTAAAAACTTTAATATATTTCGTTTGTGGTTATGGCGCTGCTGACATTGGACTATGGACAGCAAGATTAGATGTCCAAAATACCAATGTTTTAAGTTTGCACAGTGCCCTGATTTATTTATTGGTTGGATTTGCATTTTCCATAGCTGTAGCCGGCGTGTTTGATGATGAAAATCCCACAACCTGAATATAATCTCATTCTTGAATTAGTCCCTATTGTCTGCGTCGATGTGGCTATCAGTTGCGCCGGCAAAATCCTACTGGTCAAGCGCCGGGATGAACCTGCGGCGGGCCAGTGGTGGTTACCAGGTGGCAGGCTCTACAAGGGCGAAGGGTTAGAAGCTTGCGCCTTCCGCAAGGCAATGGAAGAGGTCGGGTTGGAGTGCCGGGTAGACAGGATGATCCATTATGCTTCAACCGACTTCGGCAGCGTTCATTCGGTCAATTTTGTTTATCTACTCTACACCAACCAGAACGAAGTCAAATTGGATGACACCTGCCTGGATTACAAATGGATTAGCCAGATTGACAGCAATTATCACCCGTATATCAAGGCCAGTTTATTAAAGGCTTTTGCATGGCTATGATTTATCAACACCTCGCCCGACTTATCCAACCAGGTGGCACGATTATTGAAATCGGCGCTCATATCGGTACGGACACTGCCAAATTACACCACCTACTCAGGCCGGCCTACTACTACGCCATTGAGCCTGACCCACGTAACATCAAACGGCTGGAAGCGCTATGCCTGCCTATTCGTATCATTCAAACGGCGGTAGGTGAGCGCAACGGTAGAGCGCCATTTTGGTATTCCAGTGGACAGACCAGCAAAGGCCGCGAGCATACCGATAGCAACAGCTTACTTGAGCCGGTCAATCAGCCGGAATGGGTCACATTTAGGGCGGGGACGGTTGTTATGTCAATGCTCGATACGCTAATGTTTGACCTGGAGCAGGTTGATTTAATTTGGATGGACGTACAGGGGGCGGAATTATTAGTAATCGAGGGGGCCAGGCAGACGCTCAAAAAAACGCACTATCTCTATACAGAGTGTCAGGAGGGACGGTACAGGGGCCAGCCGGGGCTAAACAGGATTGTAAAGGAGCTGCCGGGATGGGAGATGGTGCTGAGGAATGGGGATAATGTTTTATTGAGGAATACGAAAGGGGAGCAAAATGAACGACTTTGATAAAAGATTTAAGAAACGCTCTGATGAATTTGATCGACATCTTAATCGTATCAGAATTTTGAGCACAATAGGTGCTATTTTTTCTACGCTATTGACATTAGGGATTATCGGATTTGTTGCGTGGGTTATTATTACGATAATGAGATTTATTGGTGCAGTATAATGGACCGACAATCTATCTACATAAGTGCGTATCCGAAAAGCGGCTCGACCTGGTTAACCCGCCTTCTGGCCGATGTCCTCAATTGTCCCTCCGGCGGAAGTATGCCAGAAGAGGATGCCCGCGAAGTCGCTACCGAGGGGCAGGATAGGCCGGGGCCGTACATCGTCCGCAAGGGCCATTTTGTACTGACAGACGACGAGGGGCAGGGGCCGGTTGTGCCGTCTCCTCATCGGTTAGCCTGGAAGCGGCTAACTGATGAGGAGATTGTATTTCTAGTTCGTGATCCCCGTGACATCTGCATAAGCGGCGCCTGGCATTGGCAGGTGATGCCAGCGGCCTTTTTGGAGCGAATGATTAAGGGAGATGTGGCCCGGTGTGGCCGGTGGGATAAGTATTGTGAGGAATGGATTTACAACAAAGCTCATTTGATGGGAGAACATTGCTTTGTTCATACCATATACGAAACTCTACTAAGTGATACATCATTTGAAGTATGGTCACTTCTCAAATGGATTATGCCTGATAGGAAGATTTACAAAAAGCGATTGGTGCAAGCCATCTTCCGTCAATCCTTCACCATTCGTGCTGTCCAAATCGGCGATAACGAGCAGGAACTCCGGCGCAACAATATGCGCAAGGGCGTAGCGGGTGACTGGCGCAACCATTTTACCCCGGCAATGAATGAGCGAATTTGGAATGAGTTCGGTTGGATGATGGAGAAATTGGGCTATGAAAAGTCTTGACCTGGTAAAAGATGCCGAAGTACCAATGTTGTCCCCCTCCGAGATAGCCGAACTGAATCGGCTGGCTAAAACCTTGCCACTTAACCCGACCGTTATCATCATCGGCGCCGGCGTTGGCGCGGCATCGCTGTCTATCCTGGAAGCGCGAACCGATGCCGTGATATTCTCGGTTGATATTATGTTTCCTACGCAGCAACCGATGTACAGGCCGGGGGAACGGGCCAACCTGATTGAGGCCGGCTATTGGGAGCAAGGCCGGGTGATTCAGGTCTGGGGTGACTCCGCTATCGTCGGCAAACACTGGCCGATAAAATGTGACCTACTCCTGATTGACGGTGACCATCGTTATCCAGCGGTAAAAAATGACATCCAACTATGGACGAAACACGTCAAGCCGGGTGGAATTTTGGCTCTGCATGACTATTGCCCCCAAAACAAAAAACCAAAGGCAGGCGTCAAGCAGGCGGTAGATGAATTTATTAAATTCAAGCGCATCAGCCTGGTGCATTGGCTGATCAGCTTCAGGGTGAGTTAATGGACGGTGTGGTTTACATCGCTTACGGCAAGGATTATATAAATGAAGCACGGCAGTCGTTGGCGAGTCTGCGCCAACATACTAACCTGCCGGCCTGTATTGTCTCCGATGTGATGGTTAATGGATTTGATTATTGGCTTCAGGTCGAACCACGACCGGATGTCAAACCGCTTATCAATAAGCCCTACTTGTTAGCCGGAGCAAGATTACCGTTTCACCGCTTTGTATTGCTCGATACTGACACTTTGATTTTGGGCGATATTGCGCCAGTGTTTGGTCTGCTGGATAGATTTGACGTGTTGGTTACCCACTCACAGCAGCGGCACACTGGACGGGGGGCGTTCGCTTCACCCCTGGGCTATTGCCATTTCAATACCGGCGTCATCTGGTTTAATCAGAATACCCGGTTTTTTATTAGCTATTGGGCTGAGATGGCTTACACCCACCGCCAGATTTACGGCAACAATGATCAGCCGGCTTTTGGTGAGGCGCTGTATGGGAGTGATCTTCGATTCTACGTGCTGCCGCCCGAATTTAATTTGAGGATAGCCAGCAACCGGGCTTTTGCCAGTGGTAAAGTTTACATCCTACACGGGCGGCGCAATAAACTACGGTTGGCAACGGAACAAATCAATGAGAGTACCAGGCCGAGGGTATGGGACCTGGGCAAAGTGGAGGAACTATGACCATTAGGGCAATGATTGCGGTCAAAAATAATCATAGAAATATATGTATTAAGGATGGTGAGCCGATGGAGTTAGCCTACAGCGATGACGAAGGCGCGAATTGGACGGTTATCAATTGCTTTAATAGCAATGAATCTATTGGCAATAAGGACTGTTTATTATCAATCAATGATGGTCAAATATTATTTCTGGCTACGTCGATGGGTAGGATTTATCGCAGCACTGATCATGCTAAAACTTGGTTGGTAATTGAAGATAGAGTATTTTTCAATACCCCCTACATTATGATTACCCAATCTGTCGAAAGGATTTATGCCGCCAACGAAAGCGGTTTGATTTTCTCAGATGATTACGGTAATACCTGGGATATAGCTCATCTCCCGGAATGGAAGGACGTTCTAAAATGATACCAACTTACATCCTGACCAATAATCATCATCTTTTTCTATTACCCGGCTTTGCCCACCTGTGGAATAAATACTGCGGTTCTCAGGTGGTTGTATTCGGTTTTGATAAGCCCATTGGATTACCCAACAATTTCTACTTTCAATCGTTGGGGGCACAATTGCCGGCCAGCAAATGGTCAAATGGGCTGATTCAAATGCTTGACCGGATAGGTCATCTGCATTTTATCTTGATGCTTGAGGATTATTGGCTTTATCAGTCGATTGACGCGAACAGGATAAATAAGCTGGCAAACCTGATGAACGATGATATTCTTCGCATTGATTTATCCGGCAACCGGGGCAGCTACAAAAGTGCGGTTGAAATAATGCCGGGGATCGTTGAGACGCCCCTGGGAACGCCTTATCAGATGAGTTTTCAGGCGGCCATCTGGCACAAAGATAATCTCAGACGCATACTCAGAAACGGCGAGAACCCGTGGCAATCCGAGATAGAAGGCTCAAAAAGGGTAGATAATTTGCGGGTATTGGGGACTAGGCCGGCGACGATGCATTATCAGCCGGTGTGGAGAACGCAACAGCAGCGGTGGCAGTTGGACAAGATGAAAACCAATGATATAGAGTACCTGAAGGGTCAAGGGTGGCTAGATGTACCAGAGGCCAGAATTAAAGCGGCTTGAAAACGTAACCACAGAGGAATACAAGTTATTGTGTTATTTACGCAATCGGAGACGGCGGGTTATCGAGCGTGCTATCCGATTTGAGGTTGTGGTCAGGGATGGCGTGGTCAGATGCAGGGAATTAGCCGAGGAAAAGAAATAGTGGTATAATGGATAACCACCGCCCCAGGTTGACAGCAGCGCAGCCTCGCATCTATAGGTAGGCGCATCTACGGCGCAGCGATAGCCCTGGGGTGGTTAAAAAAGGTATTATTTATTCCCTTGACAAAACATAATAACTGAATTACAATTAGTGTGATTAAATATGTCCTTCGGGGCAAAATCCATCATAGTAGCGGCTTTATAAGTCCCGACCGATTCGGAGAAACTAAGGCCCACAGCAAAAATCAAAAATGCTGTGGGCCTTTTTATTTTGCCTTTTTTGTTTTATATGCCTTACAAGTCATTCAAAATCGGAAAAGAATATTGTGTTTATAAATTGGATAGTGATGATAATCGTACCGGTGATAGTCCAGGTTGTCATCCCACCAAGCGAAGCTGATGAACAAACTGAGGCATTATACGCCTCAGAGGAGACGAGTATGAATCGAGAAGAGAGGGCAAAAAACCTGTTTGACGGTTTTTGGCAGGGGCTAAAGGATTTGTTCAAGCCCCAGGAATTAGTTCAGGAAACCGAACGCGCCATTTCTATGTCTCGCCTTCATGGTGCCATCTGGAATCAATTAGTGGAGATGGATCGGCGAATGGGCCAGGATAATTACCTGATGGACATCTATGCCGATGAAGGAGAACTTTACGCCCTATGTGGCGACCGAGGTAAATTGTACCGTCATCCCCTGATGGTAAATGGTGATGATGTAATGCTCGGCGAGCGTATTCAGGTGATGGAGAGTCACCCCCCGGCCACAACCCGCACCGTTGTGCGCCAGCAGGCTGATGGTCGTCATCGTTGGTTCAGCGTATCTGGAACGGCGGTGCTCAATCGCTCCGGCGAGATTGATAGCCGGGAATTGTTTGACAGTTTCGTTGCTCACGCCGAGGAAACCGGTATTTATCCCATTCGGATTTTTTATCATCAGGGCCAGGTATCCAGAGACGGCCAGCCGGACGAAAGGGTAAAACTATTCAGGACCGGACAGGCTGATTTTCTGGCCCGTGACGGTTACTGCTATATCACCTCCGGCCTGTTTGACGACACCCCCCTGGCCCAGGCAGAAGTGACGGCAAGGCAAACAAATCCAGAATTTTGGGGTGACAGCATTGGGTTTTGGCCGTGGGATTTAGCTAAACCCTATGAACTTACTGAAATCGCTAACGGTATATCAATCCCGATGTACCGTGACGGTATAAATGTGGAAATCACGACGCTGCCGGAAACCGATGCAGCGCATTTATTTACACGAACGGAGGTCACAAGAATGAGTCTGCAAGGTAAAATGTGGGAGGCTTTCGTGGCGCTGTGGGGTGACGACGAAGAGAAGGCCCGGCAGTGGTTGGAAGCCAATCCCCAGGCCCGGAATAGGGCCATTGAACAGGCCGGGTTGATTACCCGGCAGGAGGGCGAAACAGAGCCTTCCCAGGATATTGAAATTGGTGACGAGGTTGTTGCAGCCGTTGCTCAGGCCGTGGTCGATAGTGATACGGTCAAGGCACTGGCAACCAAGCTGACCGAGGCCGAAAGCCAGTTGACCCAACGGGCGAAAGAGGTTAGTGACCTCAAGGCTACCATTGCCGGATTGGTTATTCGCCTGGAGAAGCTGGAGGGCAAGCAGGCCACAACCGACCGGCAAATCGAGGATGATACCCCGGTCAAATTGAGGGAAAAGACACGGGTAGTTTACCGACCCCGTGTGGCTAACGCGGCGGTAGTGGAGGACGGCACTCCCTACAACGAAAAGGCCAACTCAAATTTACCGAAGGGGGCATACTGATATGAACACCTTTGCTCCAATGGTAAACGCAGGTAGCCCATACACCCAACAACAGATGATTCAGGGGATGCAGATGCGCGGCGGAATGGTCCAACGCGAAACTGCCCTGACTCTATCCAATCAGGCTTCTCCATTCGGCTGCTGTAATTTCTTCGACAGTTGTACTGACGAAATTTTCAGCCTGTATTATCGGGGAGTTTTGGACCTGCTGGATTGGATGGGATTCAACCCCACCGACGTGTGTAATCGGACTGTCCAATTCATTGAGTATGTCCGGCCTGAGCAAGTGCAACGGGCAGACACGGCGGGCTATATCTCCGAACCTTGCGCTGATCCCAACGGGATTGAATTTGGCACTTGCAGCCTATCGGTTGACCATTTTGGCCGCTATGGACGGCGCGGACCGAACCGGGATGTGATGATCCCCGAAAAGTATTGCAAGACGCGCCCGCGCTACTTTTTGGATGGAACGCCGGTTACATCCGAGGCGATGTGGGACATGCTCTTCACGATGGACCAAATCCTCAACGACATCCGGGGCCATCTCATCACCGGCAATCACGCCACGCCAGGTCAGTTCGACGGATTGCAGCAATGGGTAAAAACCGGCTACTCCTGCCAGGGGCTTAACTCCTACGTCCTCAATTGGAATAACAATCCAATGGACGGCGGGGCGGGCATCACCCTAAACGGGGCGGCTACTTTACCGACCTTTAATATTGTGGACTGGCTGCTTGATCTGCATCGCAACATTATGCAGCGTATTTCGTGGAGTCCACACTTGAAAAACCAGGCTATGCAAACCGGAGATATGATTCTGCTGATGCCCACGTTTATGACCCGCTGCCTGTTGAATTTCTTTGCCTGTTGGTCGGTTTGTCCCGGTGCCCAATATGAGGAAATCCAGAAAAATCAGCGAGAGATCAACGATTTCCGCTTTAGCCTGAATGGTGGAATGTTCGGACACGGCCAAATCAGCCTTGACGGACATACCATCCCACTCCTGGGCTATGACTGGGGACTCATCAATGGTCCGACGCGG